GTTGAAGTGTCGATGTCATGTTACATCGTCTTCGACGTTCCGATCGCCGGGTATACGAATGCGGAGCAACTGGCTGTGTATACTGGATTCAAGACCCAGTTCACCGCCGCTTCGGATACGCTTATCACCAAGTTGCTGGCTGGTGAGTCGTAGAGGGCCCGACGTACGTCTCAAGGTTTCTCATCGTCCTTTAATGGACGATAGAGTACCCTTGGACATGCGTCGGAGGGAACGACGTAGTGCCTACGCAGAGCAGCTTGTATTCAACATTGAGATTGGCTGGAAGGCCATCTCGATTGTTGTGATACTCGCTTCCTACGTAGTTTTGAATCTGATCGAGACGTTACGGGGGCTTGTTAGTCCCCATCTCATCTCTTTCTGATTCTGCACTGCAGTCGGCCGCCACCAGTTGATCACTGGTACCTCTTGTTGCACTACCCCGTAACTCACCTATGAAGGTGAAAGGAGTTGCCGAGAATGCTAAATGCATCCTGGGTTTCCTGATTGAGGTAGTGAGCGAAGCCGTAAGGCTAATGGATCGTTTACCCTATATGAAAGGGGACGATGAAAAGCCTTATGTCACTCTGGTCCCAGGTAGCGGAGGAATCCGCTGCCTATTGCCGCACTAGCGCCACTTCTGACATTAATACCGTCAGAAGGAGGGTCGAAGGTGAGGGGTTATCGTTTTTGACGATAACCCTACCCGATCTCGGCAAGTCGTTCGAAAGATGGCTTGACGAGGGTAGGGTCGGGATCAACTCTTCTTTTCGAAGGAAAAGAAGAGGAAGGCTCCCCCTATTTCTAGGAGGTTTCTTCTCCCGTGTCTTCGACACTGAAAGCGGCGCGTTGTTCGACGACCCTGACATTGAAGCAATTCTTGCCATTCGTCAACTAACGTTGATGTTTGGCAAGCTGAGTCTCCCTTGCACACCTGCAAGGGTTGCCTCAGCAATGTCGGAATACGTCGAGTGTGAGAAGGAAGTCCGGATGTCAGACTCAAAGATCACGGAGGAAGATTTCCGTGATTTTGAACGTGTGTCTGCCATGCTTTTTCAGAGTGCCTTTACTCGTATAGATCGCGAGATCTATTACGATAGGGTCATTCCGAAGCACGGACCAGGTGCGGTCGCAGATCGACTTTCCAGCAATGGAAAGTATCGGCTTCGCACATGGACCGACCGACTTGAAGGTGTCTTTCCTGCCTCCAAGTACTTGATCCCGAACATCCATTTTAGGGATGAACTGGATCAGGTGAACTTCCTCGAACCCGGTTCTGAGATGCCCGTTAGGGTCATCGCAGTTCCTAAGACGTTGAAAACACCCCGAATCATTGCAGTGGAACCTGCGTGTATGCAATATACACAGCAAGGGATACTGCGTTTGATTCTTGAATCCTTTTCAAGGGATGAACTCCTTGATCGGATTATCGGATTTGACGACCAGGGCCCTAATCAGGTCATGGCACGTCAAGGTTCGCTTGACGGCGAAACCGCTACGCTCGATCTGAGCGAAGCATCTGATCGTGTTTCCAATGAGCTCGTCAGGCGGATGACTTCAAGGTGGCCTTGGTTTTCTAAGGCTCTTGATGCTACCCGTTCCCGTCGGGCTGACGTAGAAGGCCATGGAATCATTTCACTGGCCAAGTACGCGTCTATGGGTTCAGCGACGTGCTTTCCGATCGAGGCCATGGTCTTCACGACCTTGATCTTTCTCGGAATAGAACGATCGCTCAACGTGACGCTAACCCGAAAGGATATTGAAGAACTTTCGGGTTCGGTGCGTGTCTACGGGGACGATTTGATTGTCCCTGTAGATCATGTGCGTTCCGTAGTCTACACCCTCGAGGCTTTCGGCTCTCGGGTAGGTGCAGCCAAATCTTTCTGGACTGGGAAGTTCAGAGAGAGTTGCGGGAAGGAATACTTTAATGGCAATGACGTTTCAATCGTCAGATGCCGGCAAGCGTTACCTTCCACTACGGCAGACGCGACAGGTGTGATATCAGCAGTTGCTCTTCGTAACCTGTTCTATGAACATGGTTATTGGAGAACGGCTCGCTGGCTGGATAAGAAACTTGGGAAGATACTACAGTACTATCCCATAGTTTCGCCAGACTCACCTGTGCTAGGCAGGGTTTCATTCCTTGGGTATGAAACTCAAAGAATGCACCCAAGCCTGCATAGTCCACTAGTTCGTGGCTATGTCACGCAGGCCAAAGCCCCCAGCGATAAACTGGAGGACACTGGTGCCTTGCTTAAGTGCTTACTTAAGCTGGAATCTGAGGATCCCAAAGGAGTTTTCGAGAGTTATCTCGAATTAGACTCCTGTCCTCAGACCGGCGTGGGTTCTAACAGGACCCTTCCCACCGGATTGCCACCCGGTGGACAAGATGAGAAGCACTTAGAGCGTTCTGGACGCCCCCAGCGCGTCAGCATCAAGTCTGGGTGGTGGTCTCCGATTTGATCGGAGGCGGAGGGTTCCTTATCGGGCCCTTGTGGGAGAGCCAATCCCGTTTCCCTTGATCATTAGGGACGGGGATCGCGTGCTGGTTCCAAG